TTATCTCTTTCTTTAATTTCTTTTTTTAGAGATTTTGTAAATTTAGGTGGGTAAGGAAAATTACCCTCTCCATGAATATAATGAATACTATTTTTACCAGACATTTTTTCTATAGATTCTGGTTTATGTTTTTTACCTAAATTGGCTTTACCTATTTTATTTTTTGTTTCTTGGGTAGGTTTTTTGCCTATAAGGGCTTTGCTTAATTTCTCTCTGTGTTGTTTGGTGAATGGTTTTTTCTTTTTTCCTTTTAATTTTTTACTTATTTTTTCTCTATGTTTCTGTGTAAGTTTTATACCTTTATGAGAACAAGAATAACACATACCAAGCCCATATATAGCAGTTTCATAACATATTTTCCTACCACAAACTTTACAATAATATTTTTGCTTATATTTAGCATTTGGGTTTAATTGGCAACAAGATTATATTTAGACAGGATGAAATAAATACTATCTCAAGATTAGCACCTAAATTATAGTGTTTTTCTACTTCAGCAATTTCTGTTGCTATTTTACTTGTTTTTTCAAGTCCTATTTTCTCACAATTTCCGAATAATCTCTCAAATAAAAATTTTGTGAATTCTAATATCTGGAAAGTTCCTGAATAAATTTCTGCATAGATAAAAGTCATATCTTTCTGTTTCATAGCTTTATAAAAAGCAATGTATCTATCTTCAGGAAATTCTATTTTTCCAGATGTTTTAATAAGCTGTAATTGGTTTATCATATTTCTTATATCTGGATATGAATTTTCTAAAATTCTATCTAAATCTTTTTCTTGGATGTCCAATTCCTCTTGCTTACAAATATAATCTAACCTTTCTTTGATATCTTCTTTGCTTGGTAACTCAAAATTAATAGCTACACATCTACTTCTAATAGGTTCTATTATTTTGGAAGAATCATTAGCAGTAAATATAAAGAAAGCATTATCTGAATAGGTTTCTATAATAGATTTTAAACTATCTTGTGCTTGTCGTGTAGTTCCCTCAAACTCATCCATAAATATACATCTCTTATTTCCATTAGTGGACATAGCACCAGCAAAGGTTTTTACCCTTTCTCTAATAGTATCTATACCCCTTTCATCTGAAGCATTTATCTTAATAGAATCTGAGCCAGTAATGTTTATTATAATATTGGCTAAAGATGTTTTGCCTGTTCCAGGTTTTGTGCTTACCAAAAGTAAATTAGGTATAGTGTCTTTATTCTCAAGGAATTTTATAATATCTTTTTTATTCCTTAAAATTAAATCCTCTAATTTCTTTGGTCTATACTTTTCTATCCAGATTTTATTTTGTAGTTCGCTCATTTAAGCCTCCTTAAAATAATTTAGTTTGTTCTGTGTCATTTATAAAAGTTTTACCTTTGAGTGATTTTTTATTTAGAGTTGGTAAATCTTCTCTCTTTCTTCTCTTTCTTATTACCTAAACACATAATATAAACATGCTTTTTTAATGCTGTTGTAATAGTAAGTCTATCTCCATATATTTCCTTTAATTTTTCCTCTGATGTGCTACCATGTTTAGAATTTAAAACTCTACAATGAACTTCTTTACCATCTATATAAGTTGCCTGATAAATATAACCCACATGATTATGATTAGGGTCAGCATAAGAGATTAAATATTTGTATTGTGGGTATTTAGTTTTTAAAAATAAAAAAGATTGTCCTATACAATAACTTTCCATGTTTTTAGGTAATCCGTCATTACTAAATAAACGAACCAACTCTAAACAATTATCAGAATCAGTTCCTAACCATTGATTTACATTTCTTCCAACAGGACAACCATAAACAATCATTGTAATTAATTCAGTTTTACAATAAAAACCTAATGCTATTTTTACAGAAGCTGGAATAGAATGGGAATAATGATTATCTTTTATATAATATTTAGCCCTTTCATAAGATACTTGTTTCATTTTAAGTTCTGTTAGTTTTATCATTCTACTCCTTAAAATAATGTTGTTTGATTATTAACAATCTCATAACCATCTTTTCTTAACATATTTTTATAGCCATCCCATGTAATATTAATCCCCCAACCCATTTTCTTTAATAGTTCTTTTTTATTTATGTCAGGCTTGGCTTTAACATAACTCAACATTTTTAAATAGCTATCTGTCCTTTTAGTAAGTAATGGCAATTTGGTTATACATTCATTTATTAAATCATTAAAAGGTATAATCCTCTTATTCCATTTTAATTCATCAAATCTTGCTAATGACTTAATAGAATATTCATTTCTTAAATCCTCTTTATCTAATATTGAATTAACCAAATCCACAAATTCATTTTCTTTCTTATAATAAATGCCACAATCTCCAGCTAATTCTCTATAATAACTTTCATCTAAAAATAAATAAGGAGTTCCAACACTTAATCCATCAGTTGCTGATACAGACCAACCAGCATACTTTTGTTTACA